GTCAAAGAGATTATACTTGCAAAGTATATGGTTATAGAAACGATACTATTATTCCATTACCCCACGTTGCGGTGATGACAAACTACAACCTTCCTAATTTATCAACATATCAAAATAATGTAACTATAGATAACGTTGACAACATATTTACTCTCAACACTATGGAGAGCGGTACAGATAATATAAAAAATATCTTATCGTCAATCAATAATAAGGATGAATGCGCAACATCCAACGTAGAAAAAAACACGGAAGATACCACAAACATCAATGTAAAAAATCCTTCGGGTATTAATGTAGATGATCCTTCAGGTATCAATGATGTTGGTGGAAAATATGATATAGATGAGACATCAGATGATGTGATCTACAAAGATACACCCATAGAGAATCGTTGTTTGAAGAACGTCTTTGATTTTGAATGTGTTATTCCCATGTATCCAATCAAAGATGTAGAGGATATGTCTACATATGAGAGACATACATGTTTAAAAAATAAGGGAGGGACGGAGATTTTAAGTCACCCATCACAATTGCCACCCGATGTAAATTTAGATGATTATTTAGATATGGTTGGTTATAAAGATAAGGATATAGAGGGTCATATAGACAGATTTGGTCAACGAGATTATGAGGCATTATTTAGTAAGATTATTAAAGACTTTAAAAATAGACATCCAATAAATCTACTAATGCCGACATTTAAAGTTGTAGAGGTTGGGTTTAACGCAGGTCATTCTGCCAACCTCATCTTAAAATTATGTAAGGATAACGACGTTGAATGCAAGATGATATCATTTGACATAATGTTGCATCCTTACTCTGCATATGCTAAATTATTCATAGATGAAAGATATAGATATCGCCACACCCTAATATCTGGTGACTCTACTAGACAGATTCCATATTATGTAGAGACTATGAAAGAAGAATTTGATGCGGATCTAATCTTTATAGATGGAGGTCATACATACGAGGTGGCCTTTGCAGATATATTGAATTGCAAAAAATTATCAAAAACAAACGACGAAGATCCAACGATAGTGGTCATAGATAATATCGTTCCTCATAGAGGGGTAGGAAAAGATGTATACAAGGCCTATAAATTTTTTGTACAAGAGGGATATCTTGAACATGATAGACATGTAGAGATCGGTAAAGATTATGTGGATGGTTACTGTGTCTGTACATATACATCGAAGAGAGACGTGACAAAAAAATATGATGTTGACATTAACGATGTCTTCAACGTTATAGAGAGAAAGGTAAAGGTATGGGATCTGACAAAACGATTCGATGAGGCAAAGACTGCCAAGGAATGGAATGAATGTAGAAAAGTTTACTTGGAGATGAAACGAGAGGGTCTATGTGACGAATATTTGGAGAAAACTATGAAGAAGACTAGGAAAGATGTATTGATGAAAAAGAAGCATGTATAGGATCATTAACATTAATAAATTTTTTTAATATTATGATGTGTGCATTCATAAGATATAACAACTAATATCTAACAACTAACCAACTAACAACTAACAACTAACAATTAACATCCCATAGATAATGTATAGTATTTTTTATGTCCTTTAATGTGTCAACGTGACACGAAAATAATATTTTATATAACGTTATATAAAATTTAGCAACAATATCTACCAATATATACTAATAGTTTTTAAATCTACTAATACTCTTTACTTTTTTATTGTCATTATTAATCTTAAAAAAAACATTACTATAAAATGTTTATCTTGGAGACTATTGTGAGGTGCAATATATTGTCAAATATTGTGAGAGATGAACATGTGTTAAGGGTTTGGTATGCATTACACACTCTCTTTATGCATATAAATTTTGAAAAGAGCGCAATATTTAAAACCTTTTGTATGCTAAACAAAGATTTTAATTATAACGTCTATATAAATGGGAACATTTATACAAAGACATGTGATCATAAAAAGGTGCTAAAGAGATATTATTATAGATTAAATGAGATTGGTGTAAATCTAATATCTAACCCTTATATCTTTTTGAAAAATCTTGTGGATGTATCATCCTATGACAATATAAGAGATGGGATTGTAAATAATATTAACACACAAATATATTTTTCATATAAGGTAAATGGTAAATTAAAGGCTTATCGCATAGTATTGGATAACAAATACAACGTTTACGATAACGTTGCAAATTGTGCAATGATACAAAGTACGTCGCAAACATTGGATATGTTAAATAAGAAGGAGGTAAAAAATATACTATTGAATCATGATACAAATATATTTGTGAACATCGTTGATGAAACATATGATGGAACATATGATGGTAATCTACTATATAATATACAAAAAATCATTGAACAAAACGTGGACGTCAAACTTTTAGAGACTACTAAAGATAATTTTTAAAGGATAATTTTTAAAAGAGACATTTTAAAAATTTTGTACAAGATTGTATTGTTAATAAAATTACAAAACTATAAATTATACTATATTAAAATTAATTTTGATATAGATGTTTTAAACAATAATATAATTATTTAATCCGTAAAATATGTCAACCTTAACTCTCAAAGATCCATCAATCATAACGAACAAGATTATTCCATCATATACTACCGATAATATCAAAGATACAAAAAATGTCGAGAATGAAGTGGTATTAGAGATTATAGAGGGATTAGATTATGATGAAATATTAAAATTATGTCAGGTGGATAAAAGATTTTCCAATATATGTAAAGATGAAAGCATATGGTTAAACATGGTAAAATCTAGATATGGTAACGTAGATAAAATATGCAACAGTTGGTATGAAACTTTTAAATATTATACAACTCATAAATATGCATATCTGGTAACAATAGAAGATGAACTTGATGAAAGTACCAGTATACGTGGATTATTTTATAATAAAAGTGGAGCATTTAATTTTATCGTGAATTTTATCGTTGAAAATCCACTATATTTAGCATTGCCCGAAGATAACTCAATTTCAGATGCATATATTAAGTTCATTGATCAAAATTATAGTGATAACGATTCAAAATTATTAAACTTATATTTGTCTGAGTTAATAAGTAATTATGGGTCAGTAATACCTCATGTCAAAAAAAATAACGTATCAGTATTATTTAAAGATTCTATTACCAAATTTTTGAAAAATGTGGAGAAAATATTAAAATCTACCGGTAAAAGTACAACAATATATGATATATATGATATTTCTGATAGTACAACGTTTAAACTCGAAACCAGAGTAATGAATTATGACATGTGATTGTATTATAGTTAATAATTATAAATTATAAATTTATAAAAATATATCTCTTTAAAAAATCATATATCTAAAAAATCATACACTATTATATTTTGAATAACCCAACGAATTTTTTGTGGAATTTGGTAATATATTGTACACAACGTCTATCTTGTTATATACATCGTTTGCTAATTTGATGATGTCTTCTTCTGTATTAAATATGTGTTTGAGAGAGACTATTTGCCCATTCTCTATTACCAATTCACCAAGGAGATCACATTGATATGGATAGGGTGTTATATCGGACGTCTCTATCATAAATATTACGACGTTAGGTCTTTTCTTGAGAGTCTTTGGTCTTAGATATACATTTGATGATGATGGGATTAGAACGTTCCCCTCTTTGTCTTTCTTATCAACGTAGTATATAAATATATTGCATCTATACACCTCACATAGTAGTTGATGAAAATATTTTGGATCTACATAGAGGTTGTTCTTTAGTATCGATCCTATATCGACGTCCTTGATCTCTTGTATGGCTGATCCACCCTTATAATATTTTTCTATATCATCAAACATCTTTTGTTTTCTCATATCAACATATTTTACCCTAGCATCATATCCCCTTGTTACATATTTTGGGTTAAAAACCTTCTCTAAACAATGTATCATACTATCAACACTATTTATAATACCAACTCGTAAAAGATTAAGATGTGTCTCTTTAATGTTTTGTACGTTAATATCCGGATCTAATCCCAACATTTTTTGAACCATATATGGCATATCAGCATATCTTCCTGGTTTAATAACCTTGTTGTAAGCATATACATGGCCTATAGCCAAAGAATCATATACCTCTTTAGATTTACCCTCCTCGATCTCTCCACCCTCTTTTTTCATCTCATTATTCTTCAAGTATTGAATGAGAATGCTATTCTTCTTTCCATATTGATTCACCACAAAACAGCATGGAATGTTGGGAACTGTATCACTATTTTTCATCCTCTTGTTCTTTACGAGACCTGGATGTATATAATTTTTATTTCTATCACTATCCTCTCTGGGTTGACATGCGTATATATCACCATCAAATCTCATAAACATATCATCACCCTCTTTCTTCCTTCTCTTCTCGTATTCGTCCTCAGATATGATATAGGGTTGTTTCTCTTTTTGACAATCACTGGTGTAGCCCTGTTTCAAAAATATATCTGGGCGACGATGTCGTAAATCTCTGGATCTTTTACCAGTCTTGTAATCTTCTTCGGCTCTTTGTGCCTTTGATTTTTTAATTATGATAGGTTCATCCTTAATAGTTTTGATGATTTTGATATTTTTGTTCTGTTTATTAGCCAATTTTGCTTTTTTGAACGATGGAACGTTAGCCTCGTATTTTGAGATAATGTCGTCATAGTTTTTGTAGTAGAGATCCATAAGACGTTGAAAACCAAATATAAATGACAATATTTGATTATAATCTATAGCCCTATTTATACGAATGTGTAACACATCGTTATCCCCAACTCCCATAATATTCATGGAGAATGTTAAGGGTCTATTATCTGCGTAATCAAAGGATGGAGAATAATACATGTAAAATTTTGATTTATCGTTGATGGTCTTTGTCTCTTCGTTGAGTTGGAAAAATTTGGATATGATGTCGTTATTCATCACTAAAAATCCCATAACGTTATAATCTATAGGGGTTAATTTTGTCTTTGTAGATAGCGCGTATCTATCGATATCTATATCAATGTATCCCTTTATGGATTGTTGAATCAGATTTACGATGCTGATATTTTTTAAAGATGATGATATTCTGTCAAATATGGTCTTTGTGTCTATGCTATATCTCAACGTATAGTCAAAGTACAACTTTTTTAATGGTGAGACGTACCCTGTAGAGTACATGTTGTTGAATAATAATTGTTTGGAATCATATTTTTCTTTAGGTATGATCAAGAATTTAAAGTGAACACCACTAGGGAGAGATGGATTTTCGTATATAGTTATCCATTTTAATAGATCGTGATGGGATTTTTGCCTGAGTTTGTCATACATCTTTATATACCTTGTATTATTTTCGTTGTCTATAAGGACCACCAAAGGAATATTGAAAGATGCATCAAATCTTTCAAATATATCGTACATGTCTATATCTCTATCACCGTCACCTCTCATATCGGCCACAAACGAGAGATTATCATATACGAATTTCACATCACCCCCCTCTCTATTTTTATATAATGATGATAGATCTATATATTTGTCAGGCTGTTTAACCCCTATATTGGATAATTTTTTGTAAGATTCATCGTACTCTTTTATAGAATCTCTTATATTTTTTCTCTTTGTATCGATCATCCTTAAAAATTCATTGAGGAGATCTGTAATGGTTGACGATCTAATAAAAAGAATATTGTCAATCTCTTTCAACGTTTGAAGTTCTGTCTGAGATAGATTTTTTCCAGAATGATTGTTTGCCATAAACCATAGAAGGACTATTTGATGTTTTACAAGACCATCATACTTTGATCTAAGATAATCTGTATATCTTATGTCTCTGAGATCTGAGAGGGGTCTATCTTTTAGCTCATCCATGATATAATCCAATTTCATCTTTTTTCCAGATGTAAAAGAACTAGGTATCTTGTTTATAGTATAAAACGTAGGTATGGAATCTTTTACGGTGAGGACATATCGTTTTATAATAATATTTATATCATCATATTCGTTGATGGATATCGTTTTTCCATTGACCAATATATCTATCATTTTCTAGTAAATTTTATAATTTTACTCGTAGTTTTAAAATTTACTCGTAGTTTAATATTCTATATATATTATAAATATAAAATTACACAAGTGCATAATATTTTGGATACTATAAAAATTTAAAGACAACAAAAACAGCATCTTATGAGACATATCCTATATATAACAGCAAAGACTTTGTAGGTTTCGCATAGTTAAAAATTGATATATGGTTATGTCTTTTAAGAGAAACGTCATAGATATTTTATCAAACACCATTTTATAAGACATACATTTTATCAAAAACACAATTTTATAAGACATGAGCCTATTTCAAAGATATTATATGTTTTTGGATGACATCCAGATATCGGATGGTGAAAAGACGACCTGTCAAGACAACATAAGGAACGTCAATTTTTTAAATAAACACAGATCTTTGATCAACTCTGAGAATATCATATCTAACAATATGATGACTATGATGAAGATATTTAGCACAAATATACCACGTTGGTTTTACATTGGAGAGATTAAGATATATGATAAACAAAAAAAACCGATTGATGATATAAAAACATACATTAATGATACAAGATTGATCGTATCTTTATCAGATAGACAATTTATAAATATACATAACGTCTACTTTAAGATATGGTTGAACATTAGGATGGTCGTACATTATCAATACATCTTGTTGACAAATATGATATGTAGTGGTCGCGATGTGATAGAGACATTAGAAAAGATAACTTGGATAGAGGATAAAAAATGTATATATGGTTATTGTTATTCAAACTGTACATTTTTATTGAAACAGTTTCAAAAAGATTATGAATCTTCTATAAAAGAGATCTATGCAGATTATGAAAATCCATCAAATATACCCACATCTCAAAATTCACCCACCTCGCAAAATAATTATGGAGACGAGATATATCACATCCTCATAAGATATAATCTTATATATAGTGTATTGACGTTGTACTTGAATGATATGAGTCGGCCCGATAAGGTAAGGGTATTAGAATATTGCTATACACAATTCTTCACGATATGCTCTGACGTTAATAAGATGATAGAGGATGATGATATACATTTTAAATATATCGATGAACGTTATATAAATATGAGTTCAGAGAAAGAGCAAAGGATATGTTTAAATTATAACAAGATTGAGAAATATGCAAAATATATATACTCTCCATTTTTCTTTAATTTGTGGAGGAATATGAGATGTGATATGGATGTATTGATAAGAGAGACATTGATAAGATTTGTGGTTAATGACCTATGTAATCATAAAATAGATCAAAACTATCTTCAAATATCGACGGTCATATCAAATAGTAGACTACCCGATCCCATCATACCTCACATCGACGTTGTGAGATCGAATTTTATGGATGTTGATATTTTGATGAATCTAAGAAAGACGTATCTTAAACAATATATTCAAAAATATGATGTTCAAAATAAAGATATTCAAAAAGATGTACAATGCACAAAGGGCATGTATAAAAAATATGCGAACAATGATATGTCAGATATATACGTGATGAGTGATGGAAAGGTAGTTGATAGAGAGGGTCTAAAAATTAATAGTAAAGATTTAACTATGCATGAAACAGAAGATTTAAAACATTTTAATATCAACAAAGATTATGGATCTAAAAGATTAGAGACGACCCTCAAACTTTATGAATATGTATCCTCTGTATATTACAAAATTACTACAAATGTTGCCGATAGCGTAACATTTATGAAGGGTAGCTACATATTTGTTAAATTTATGAATACCTTGGATAAAGATCTATTAGTTTCTATTCAAGATAATGGTTTTAAAAATAACAATGATCACAAACATTATTTTAAATTTGTTGATGATTTTGAATATATGATCAATGAAAATAATGAGATCTCCACGATATTAAATAATAACTACTCTCTCTCCACAGGAGAAAATTCTATAGTAAAAAGATCTATAATATTATCGATATACATATTTTTTATGTCTATATTCATAGCAGAAAAATTTGATGATGCAGATGATTATAGATCTTCTGTAGAGACCCTCATGGTTGATATTCAACCCGTATTAAAATATGGACCCATCGATGAACAAAATCTATTGTTCTTAGAAAGGATTATTTTGAGGGTTGTGGAATGGAAGATAATGATAGATGTACCTTTAGAAAT